AACAAAAGGAAGTATGTTCAGTTATCAGAACGAAGAACTATATGATAAAAAATGGATCGATACTTTTTATGACGAGAAAGCATATTTCTTACATACATTACACGCAATAGAATTAACAAAAGGTTTATTAGAATCTACAGGTTGTGAATTTTACTTTACAAGTATAAGCGATCTTAATACACTAGGTACAGACATACCACATCAATCCGGACATGGCGAAAACTTAAGAAACACGCCAGAACTTGCAAACGGTATTGAGGAGTTTGGCTTAGAAGAATATAGTGATGTGCTTAAAGGAGATCATTGGTTATGTCCAATTGGTATTCATGCTTGGAATAGACCTGATTTACAGTGGTGGTTTGAAAATGAACAAGGTAACAAGTGGGTAGAACTACATCCTAGTCCTAATCAACACTTGGATTGGGTACATAATCACAACCAGAACGTAACTAAAGAACAAGAAAATTTGATAGATACTACTAATAGTGCAAAAACTAACGACTACAAAGAAACTATCGCAAACATTACTCGCACAGTAGATTGGGATAGAAAGTATAGAGGATTTTAAATGGATAAGAAACCAGTTTGGATCGCCGGTATTGCTAGAGGACACAACGCAGGTGTTTGCTTATTAAAAGATGGCAAGATCGTATTTGCAATAGAAGAAGAAAGACTAACACGTCAGAAATATGATGGTGGTCCTTATGCTTCTATGATGAAAATTTTAGAATACACAGACAAACTAGATTTCTTATGTGTTGCACACACACAAAATTTACAAAGAACAGCAGGTAGAGTAGACTTTAGTGGAGACGATGTTTACACAGGACTTGCACGTAAGATGGGATTAATAAGCAGAAAGCCTTATAACCCAGAAGAAAATCACCCACAAGTTATTGACATGAGTCATATACATCATAAGCTACACGCCGCTACAGCTTTTTATAGATCAGGATTTGATCAAGCAGTAGCAGTTATTGTAGATGGTGCAGGAACATTTATTGATTTACAAACAAATCAAGAACCTATGACTGTATGGGAAACAGAAACAATATACGATTGTACATATCCAGATAATTTTAAAACTATGTACAAGCATCTAGGTACTAACGGTCCTATTACATCACAATATCTAAAAAATATGTCAAGTGAATTATATGACGAACCTAAGGAATGGACACATGATGCATTTCTTACAGAGAACGCAGGTATTGTAAAAACATACGAAGCAGTAACTGAATACTGTGGCTTTAGTTTTATTGAAGCAGGTAAAACAATGGGATTATTTCCATATGGTAAGCCTAGTGATATAAAATTATGGAGAGAAGACAGTATGTGGCCGTTGTCTGATAGACAAATGATTGTGCCTACATATCCAAATGGTGCTCACGTAAACTATAACTTGTTTGAATATCTTGCAACGCACGATAATGAAGATGTAAGCAAATTAGATAATAGAAGAGACATGGCTTATGCTGTACAAACACAATCACAGGATCAAGTTGTAAAACTAATTAGACGTGCAGTTGAAATATCAGGTAAAAATAAAGTTGTTATTAGTGGAGGTTATGGACTTAACTGTGTAGCAAACTATGAATATTTAGATCAACTAAAAGACGATAACATTCAAATCTATGTTGAACCAGTAAGTAACGATGCAGGAACGGCCATGGGTGCGGCAATGTTAATGCACAGAAAACTTACAAAGGATAACACAGTACAAGAACAGCAAGATACATTATACGAAGGTCCTGCTTATAGTTACTCAGATGAAGAAATTAATAATGCTGTAGAAAAGTATGGTGCAACAGTTGAAGAAGCAGATGATAATAAAGTTGTTGACATCTTAGCTGATAGAAAGATTTGTACTATCTTCCAAGGACGTAGTGAAAATGGTCCTCGTGCATTAGGTAACAGAACTATTATGTATGATCCAAGTGACCCTGATGGTAAGGATCATGTTAATCTTATTAAACGTAGAGAATATTTTAGACCATTTGCAGGTAGCATACTAGAAGAAGATGTACATGAATGGTTTGATTTACGTGGAATGGAAAGTTCACCAACAATGATGTATGCTGTAAACTGTCAACCAGGTATTGCAGAAAGAATTCCAAGCATCATACACGTTGACGGAACTTGCAGAATACAAACTGTAAGTGAAAAACAAAATCCTCATTACTATAAGTTAATTAAGGCGTGGAAAGAAAAGACAGGACTGTCAATTATTTTCAATACAAGTTTTAATTTAGGTGGAGAGCCATTAGTTGAAACGTTAGATGATGCTGTACGCACATTGAAACACAGCGACATTGAGTACTTGTACCTACCTGAATATAACAAACTTATAACGCTGAAAAATGACGGATAACTTTACACAATACTTCGACACAAAAATATACTGGACAGACGAAATTGACGGTTGTGGTAACACCATGATCGATGACTTCCTTGATGCAACAAGTTTCATTACACAAGATAAAAAATTTTATAATACATTAGAATGGTGTAGTGGTCCGGGCTTTTGGGGATTTGGTTTACTAGGTACAGGTAAAACAGAAAAGATTACATTATCAGATGTATGGGAACCGAACAAACCAGCAGTACTACAAACAATATTACAAAATAATCTAGATGAAAAGGCACAGTTTTTTTTAAGTGACAATTTTACAAACATTCCTGAACAAACTTTTGACCTAATTGTAGCTAATCCTCCACATTTCAACGGTGACCCGTATGTTGCACACTATGATGATCCAAGGAAATACAAAGATTTAGACTGGTCTATACACAAAAACTTCTTTGATAACGTAGAAAAATACCTATCAACAGACGGTGTTATTGTTCTTGCTGAAAATGTATGGGGATCAAATCCTGATACATTTAAAGACATGATTGAAAAGAATAACTTAAAAATTACACATCATTTCCCTTCTAAACAGTATCCATTAGATATGTGGTATTTGGGAATCGCGAGAGAATCCGCGGAGCGGTAAAACGCAAATTTAATGCCGCGAAGCGGTAAAAAGCGGTAATATGCTTTAGGACGTAAGCCGCTACTAATTGAATAAATACTACAAAGAGGATGTTTAATGGCGTTTGATATCAGTAAGTTTTTCCGTAAAGGACAAAACAACACAATAGAATTTAGAGGCGGTAGTAACCTAAGTTATGCCGGTCCTTCTGCTACACTTGTAGAAAATGGTACTGAATTAGACCGTTGGTATGTTGGTTCTTATTTCGGCGTAGAATACACTATTGCTTGTGATGTGAACTCAGCACGTAAAGAAATCATTAAATGCCTATGTACAGCAAGTACAAGCACAGCAAACATAGTAATATACGGTAGAAGTAACCTAGGTAATGATTTATTACAGCTAGAAGTTGAAGTAACAGACGCTTACTTTAAACTTATGGCATATCCAAAGGTACAGGAAGATTCAACTAATATTACCGGAGCAAAAGTCATACATAGTGCAAACTATTATGCAACACTAAACGAACCAGGACCTGTTATTGCAGGATCAAGTTCAAGTGCATACGATCCAACTTACACATTATCAAGATCTACTTCATTGGTTAATGAAGGACAATCATTTAGCATTACACTTATTACAACAAACGTCAATGCAGGTACAACTGTTCCATTTACAATTACTGGAGTACAGAGTGCAGACATTGGTGGAGCAGACCTTACAGGAAACTTTATAACTGGAACCACTGATACATTTACGTATCCAATAGCATTAGACTTACAAACTGAAGGTCCAGAAACATTTACAATGACATTGGATGGTATAACTCCAACCACTGCGGCCAACGTAACCATAGCAGACACATCACAGACTCCTGCAATTACTTACAACTTGACAACAAGTGTAGGAAACGTTTCAGAGGGTGACACATTTAGAGTCACACTAACAACAGGTAACGTTGCGGCAGGAACTGAATTATCTTATACGGTAACTGGAGTTGATGCGGCTGACTTATCAGCAGGTAACGTAACAGGATCATTTGTTGTAGGAACAACAGAATTCCTTGACTTTACACTTGCAGAAGATACAACAACTGAAGGCATTGAAAGTTTTATGATTTCATTGGACAACGGACAAGCAACTGCACAGATACAGGTTGCAGATACTTCACAAGCGGCGGCAGTAGAAAGCTACAGCTTAGGACGTTCGGCGGCAACTGTAAACGAAGGTGGAACATTTACTATCACACTTACAACTGAAAATATTGCACCAGGTACGAGTTTGCCTTACACTATCACAGGTGTACAAACTGGAGACATCGGCAATACTGCTCTAACAGGAGACTTTATTGTTGGCACAACTGATTCAAGAGTGTTTAACGTTACAGCAGATTTAACAACTGAAGGTTCAGAAGTTTTCCAACTTGCATTAGACAACGGTGAAGCTACTGTAGGCGTAACCATTGCTGATACAAGCATAACACCAGGTAACAACTATACTGTTAACGTATCCAATGCAGGTGCAGGTGCATACACATTATCAGGTACTGATAGAAACGGAAGTGTAACTGGAAATAATCAACAGATTAATTTAAATGTTAACGACAACTTAACATTAACAATGAATGCGGCGGGACATCCGTTGTATCTAAAAACAACAAACTCGACAGGTACAAGTTATCAAGTTACAAACCCAACTGCGGTCAACCAAGGTGCGGTTACAGGTAACATAACTTGGACACCTAGTGCGACTGGTACATATCACTATAACTGTCAATACCATAGTGCTATGCACGGCTTAATTGTGGTAAGCTAAATGAAGGTAAATACAATAGGAGCATAATATGGCAGTCGTAAAATCAGCATTTGAGGCACAACATGGATTTAAATCTCCAGGATTCACAGTAGATGAAGCAGGTAACGTTACTCTTAGAAGTGTAACATATACGGTTACCGACGAAGTAACTGATGTATCAGGTGACTATGTTGTTAGAGATGCAGGTGGTAACTTTACATTTGATGCAGAATTTCAAGAAGATGGTACAACACTAAAAGTAAATCCAGGTGTTACACTAACAAGAGGTAGTGCATACGTATTCAACTTGATACTAAGATCAGTTAACCAAGCAGGACAAACTCTTGGTAACATGAGTTTAAACATTTTTTCAAATGACGGCACAGGATACACATTATATAACACTGGCGTATCACACACAGCTCTTGATGGACAAACAAAATTAGAATTATCAGAAGCACAAGGACAGTTTTCAGGAAAGGTAACGTTTACAGTTCCTACAAATGCTCCAAATGAATTATATTACGGAGACGGTGATCAAACTCCAATAGGTATATTAACAATTATTGACCCGACTATTACTGGTGTTGGTAGTTTTTCAAGCATACTTACAACGGGTAACGTCACAGCACAAGGTGAAAATGCTGTAATTACACTAGCACCTACAGGAAGTTCAGGTACAGTTGTAATTAATCCATCAAATGGTGGAACATTAAGTAACATGGATGTTAACGCACTACGTTTAACAACCACAGATAACGTTACAATTAATGGTGAAAACGCAGACATTAGAATTGTTCCTACAGGATCAGCAGGTACAGTATTAATAAATCCTAGTGCAGGAGGTAGCATAGATAATGTTAATTTAGGTGCTACAACACCCGGAACTGTATCAGCCACAATTTTAACGGCGAGTGCAGGAACGATAAATAATACAAAGATAGGAAATACTAAACCAAGTACTGCTACCTTTACCGTTGCAAACGTTCAAGCAAAACCAGTTAGTCCAACTGGGGCCGCCAACAAGAAATATGTTGATAATAGAGCAACTGCATTGGCAATAGCATTAGGAAGTTAAATTAGATGGCTAAACAAAAAGTAGAATCGTATATATTCCAACCAGGAATTCCGATAACAGACAATCGTTATCCTGGAGCCTACGAACTGATCAAAAATAATGTAGAATTTATTTGTGATGAAGTTGTAGCATGGATTGCCGCACAGGTGTTGGCCAATGCTAGTGACCCAACTAGTTTTTGGTACAATTATACGTACAACTCACCAAAGTGTGAGAGAGATACCAGATATAATCTACAAGGTACTGACGGGAATGGCGGTGTCATCTACGATTTAAGATACGGGGGAAATCAACAAGCAAGATTTTTAGCAAGTAAGTATTGGATTAACAGTACTCCACAGATTGATGGTGATAGACAACCAGAGATAGCGGCTAAAAACTTTGCAAGAGATTTAATTAATAATTATATCTTAACTCAAGCAACTTTTACATCTGCACAAAGTCCAGTTGTTACAACACAATATAAAAATAACGCAACTAACTATGAAACAGGTGCTGATGCAAGAATAACTGAACTAATGTTTGTTATCACAGACGTTATTCAAAACGGACTTGACAATGTTCCAGCATTACAAAGAACACAGATTTCTAGTGTTAAGATGCAGACTCGTGTTCCAACAAACGACTTGTTGTTAATTACAGATACAACTAACAACGAAGTATTGTTTAACTTTAGTGATCCAGACTTAGGTGCAAGTGTTACGTTCCAAACAGATGACACTAGTTTGTTAACAAAAGGTGTTGAAGAAGACTTTCCAAAGTTCTTAGAAAGAACAGGAACAGTTACAACAGTTTACCTAACTAAAAGCACAGACAATCCTAGTTACTCTGCTAAAGCAGTTGCAGTACTAGAAGCAAACTTAGAATTTTTAAAGAAAGAAACTGTGGCTTGGATCGCAGATCAAGTTGCAAATGCAACAACAGGATCAACTTGGGAAAACTATACATACAACACTACCAAGTGTGAAAGAGATATGGGATTAAACGTAATTGGTATTACAGAAGATATCAAATACGGTGGTAATGCAAACACACATTACAACGCAAGTAAATATTGGATTCAAACTACTCCACAGATTGACGGAGATAGACAACCTGAGATACTTGCAAAACAATTTTGTAGAGATTTAATTAATAATTATGTATTAAAAAATATTGCATATACTTCACAGCAAACAGGTGCAGGTGCAGTTTCACAAAACATAATTTTAAGTTTACCTGAACCAGGTGTAAACACAAGAGTAACTAACTTATTCTTTATTATTACAGACGTTATTCAAAACGGTACAGACAACTTACCTATTAAAGAAACTATTCCGTTATATTACGAAACAGATGACTTACAGATCTTTATTGATCAAGGTGAGATGAGAACCAAACCATTCGACTTTGGTGTTGATGCTATTGAACGTATGAGAGTTTCAAACTCCATATCCATGCTTGATGCTGACTTTGAATACGGGCTACAGCCTACGAAGTGGCAGGCCATTGGTATGCAAAGAGGTTATCCAAGTATTTACGAATTACCAGGTACTGATAAAGTTGTTTCAAGTGTTAAAACAGATGCTTCAGAAGGTACAGGTGGAGTTGGTCAAAGTTTAATTACTGTAACTACAGTTGGTGCTCACGGTATTGAAGCTGGTACACCTATTACAATTAAAGCCTTAGAAAATAGTATTCAAGGGGCAAGTAGAGCAGAAGGATCGTTTGTTGTATCAACTGTTCCTACTGCAAGTACATTTACATATTTTGCTAAATCAAAAGTTGGTACAGCAAATAATCAGATACTTTCAACTTATTATACACAGTTAAGACAGGGTGGATTTTATACAGGAGCGGCGATTGGTACTCCAACATTTTCAATTCTATCACAAGGTACAGCAGGTGTATTTACTAACCCATTAGGTGCAACAGTTGGTGGAGATAAAGTTACATGGATAGGTAACACACCAGAGATTGGTGCTCCGATGCAAAACGTTAACGGTCAGATTACAACAGTAAACACATATTCGGCCGCTGACGCAAGTAGAACAGCAGGAACTTACACAGCAATAACAGGTAACTCAAGCAGTATTGCTACAGAATTAATTGTTGGTACATTTGATATTACTGTTGACGGAACAGGTGCCGCGATAGCAAGTAACTTTAAAGGTGGTAGAAATAACGCAGTTGGCGATACTATCACTGTTGGGGATTCTTTCTTAGGTGGCGGCGGTGGAGCAGATTTAACGTTCCTAATTGCAAGTATTACAGACGGAACAGGTATTGACAGTGGTGCACAGGTTACTGTTGTTACAGGTACAGGTGGAGAAATTGCTACACTATCAACAGCAGGTGACTATGCCGGCGGAGTTAACTCAATTGAAGTTAGCGACGTTTCAGGAATTTTAGCAGGACAGGCCATTGACAGAGGAGATGGAACTGCTATCCATGTTAGTTCTGTTGTTGGAAATACAGTTAACCTAGATGGAAACACAACTTCAGCTATCGTTGGTAACAACGTTCAGTACAATGCAGTTGCAGGAACAAATTATAACAGCACAGGTTTTAGTGCAACATTTGATATTGACAGAGCAGGTGGAAACTATACAGTTGTACTAAATGGTACAGGTGGTGATCAATACGAAGTAGACGATGTTATTGTTGTACTTGGTAACCAATTAGGTGGTCAAACACCTACTAACGATTGTAGAATTACAGTAGACTCAGTTGATTCAAGCGGATCAGTTACATCATTTACAGCAGTAGGTTCAGCTTTTGATGGTAACGGAAGTTATACCAACCAAGTTGGTCAAAACATGAACGGTAATGGTTTAGGTGCAATATTTGATTTAGCATATACAAACAATGCTTTCACAGTAAGTTTAGCACAACCAACGTATGCCAATAATGCATCAGGTGTAACACAGGGTGGAATAGGTAACGGCTCAGCTTGGGATGTCACATTAACAAATAACAACTACACCGTGACAGAAAACGCGGCGGCGACTGAAACTGGATTTGCCGTAGGTGACGCATTAAAAATTAATGGTACACAATTTGGTGGTGATATATCAAACGATTTAACAATTTCCGTAACAGGCGTTGACGGTAGTGGTGGTATTACATCATTTACATCAAGTGGTTTAGGACCAGATGCACAGAATAACTTTACTGAGCCAGCTTACACATACAGTGGTATTGGTAGTGGTGCTTCGTTTGGTGTTGGTTACAATGGAACAACTTATACTGCTAACGTTGTAAGTCCTGGATCAGGATATAGTGCAAGTGAAACTTTAACAATTGATGGTGCAAACATTGGTGGTACTAGTTCAACAAACGATGCTGTAATACAAATAGATAGTGTTGACGGTAGTGGTGTTATTACTGCAATTAGCATTACAGGTACAGCAAGTAACAGCAGAGCATTTACAAATATAACTTCAGCTACAAATATAATTGGAGCGGCGGCATCATTCAACGTTACTGTAAACTACAATAACAGTTATACAGTTACGCAAGGTAATGAAGTAGGAACAAACTATGCTGTAGGAAATCAAATATTATTTGATGGTACAACATTTGGTGGTCTAACTTCTACAAACGATTTATTATTAACAATCACAGGCGTTAATGGCGCAGGTGGTATTACAGGATTTAACAGTTCTGGTACGGCTCCAGATGCAACAACAGGATACGCGGCTGGTGATAGATTAAGAATTGAAGGAACAAATATAGGTGGTTCAAGTCCAGTTAACGATGCTATTGTAAAAGTTGACGCTGTAAGCGGAACAGGAAGAATTAATACAATTAGTGTAACTGGTACAGCACCAGATGCCACTGAAAGTTATAACAATCCAACTTACACTACAAACACAGTTGGTGGTGCAAGTGCAGAATTTAACGTAACAAGATTAGATACGGCCTATAGTGCAACTGCTCCAGTTGGTGGTACAGGTTACCAGGTTGGTGAAGAATTTGTTATTGATGGTGCACAATTAGGTGGTGTAAGCAGTACTAACGATTGTACAATCCTAGTTGCAACAGTTGACGGTAGTACTGGTGAAATATTAACAATAACAGTAGCAGGTACAGCCTTAGACACAAAAACAATTACAGATTTAAGTCAGTTTGATGGAGAAGCAACAAACTTACAAGGTAGTACTGCATCATTTGATATTACAATTACAGGCGGAGTTTATAGTTATGCTGTAAACACTCCAGGTACAGGTTACTATGCAGATCAAAACATTAAGATCCAAGGTAACCAAGTAGGTGGTGTAAGTCCAACTAACGATATCACAATCAATATCACAAGTGTAGGAACAGGTGGTGACATTACAGGTATTAGTGGTTCAGGTACAGGACCTTCAGGTACAGGAAGTTACACACAGATAGGTGGACAAAACTTACAAAACAACGGATCAAATGCAACGTTCAACGTTACAAGAAATGCAGGTGCATATTCAACAGCAACAGTTTCCAATGATGGTATTAACTATCAAGTAGGAAACAAGATTAAATTATCAGGTACAGACTTAGGTGGACAAACTCCAACTAACGATGCAGTTGTTACTATTACAGAAGTTGCAACAGACGGTGGTATAGTTTCAGTAACAAGTGCAGGTACGGCCATTAATGGTACAGTTGTTAAAACATACAGTACAGTAACTATGTCAGAGGTTATGACAGCGGGAATTCCAGCAAACACTACAATAAGTTTTGCGGCATTGGCAACTGTTGAAGTTACATTTACAACTGCACACGGATTAGTTCCAGGAGATTCATTCTTGGTAACAGTAAGTTCCGACGATGGTGCAAACAATCACACGTTACTAGAAGGACCATTCTTTGCACAGCAAGTTCCAACTCTAACAACATTGAGATATCAGTGTAGAGCGGCGGGAGCCATTGGTGCTGTTGGTGACATTACTGCTATTTTATATCCAAGACCAGATTCATTCTTTGTACACAGACCATATGATGGTGGTGTTATGCTAGGAACAGGTGGACCACAACACGGTGCACAGGCAATTAGACAGAGTAAAAAATATATTAGATACCAGTCAGGTAAAGGTATCATGTATACAACGGGTGCCTTGTTTGCACCAAGTTATGATTTATTAGAAGTTACAGCAGATGCAACTGCAATAGGTTCATTTATTAATGTAACTACAGATGATGTTGACCACGGACTACAGGTTGGTGGACAAATTAAATTGATTGGTATTGAAACACCAGGATATAACGGACCATACACAATCGCAAGTATAACAAGTGAACGTACATTTAGAGTTATTGCAACTACAGACTTAGGTAGTGTAACTCCTGTGTTAAGTCCAAAGGCTCAAGTTTCATTATTATACTGGCATGGTGCAACTGTACGTTCAGGTGCATTTGATGACCAGAATGGTATTTTCCAGGAATACGATGGTACTAACTTTAATGCTGTACAAAGAACTTCAACATTACAGCTATCAGGTACAATCAGTATTGGTGTAGATTCAAACGCAATCACAGGTATAGGAACAAGATTTAGAGATCAAGTAAAAGCAGGTGACAGAATTGTTATTAAAGGTATGACACACGTTGTATCACAGGTAGCAAGTCAAACAGCAATGAACGTAACTCCAGACTTTAGAGGTGTAACACCAGCAAGTGGTGCCAAGTTATGTTTAGTATTTGATAAGAAAACAAAACAAGCAGACTTTAACAAAGATAAATTAGACGGTACAGGTTCGTCAGGTTATATCATGGACATCTCTAAGATGCAGATGATTGGGATTCAGTACAGTTGGTACGGTGCTGGATTTATTGACTGGATGCTACGTGGTGATGATGGTAACTTTATTTTCTATCACAGAATGAGAAACTCAAACATTAACACAGAAGCATATATGCGTACAGGTAATATGCCGGTTAGATATGAAGTATCCAATGAAGGTCCTAATGATAAGTTAGCGGCTAATATGGACGATACACAATCTACTATACCATTGGAAGATGCTTCATTCTTCCCAAGCACAGGTACAGTTATAATTGATAATGAGATGATTCAGTACACAGGTGTTAACGGAGATACGTTAACAGGTTGTACTAGAAGTGCTCCATTAACAAACTATGCCGCGGGTGCAACAAGAACATATACGGCAGGTGTTGCCGCAACGCACACAACACGTACTGGGGTTATATTGATTAGTAATACTATTACACCAATCATATCACACTGGGGATCAGCTTTCCAAACAGATGGTGGATTTGATAGTGATAGAGGTTATATCTTTTCATATACTTCCACAGGTAACGTTATTTCATCAACAAGAAATACTGTGTTCATGTTAAGATTAGCACCTAGTGTATCAAACGCAATCGTTGGTGACTTAGGTGAAAGAGAACTATTAAACAGAGCCCAGTTGCTACTTGAAGGTATTGAAATTACATCAGATGGATCATCAGGTGGTACACCAATTACAGGTGGTATTGTTGTTGAAGGAATTTTAAATCCGCAAAACTATCCAACTGATCCAGGTGACGTTGGTTGGGCACCATTAACGGGTTCAGCGGCTGGTGGACAGCCAAGTTTTGCACAGATTGCCCCGGGTGGATCTGTTGTATGGTCAACAGGTGCAACTCAGATTATTAAAAATGCAACCACTGTTGCAGAGATGACATTAGATGTTATAAAGACTGGTAATACAAATAACTGGATTTATCACAGAATTACAAATGCTTCGTATACTACAGCGATTGCAAATGGACTAACTACAGGTTTAACAGTTACAGCAACTGGTAACGGATCACCATCCGACTTCCCAAGTGGTACAACACTAACAGAAATTTTAGATTGGTACAATCCTCCATACTTAAGATTTAATAATAGAAACAGTGGCGGTCAGGTTAGTAACAATGAAACTATTACTATGTCTATTAACCCAACAGGTGCATTAAGCGGTACTAACTTCCTTTACTTTACAAAAGCAAGTTGGGAATCAACAGGTGCTATTGCAGGTACTGAGGTAAGTGACAGTAACTTCCCAGGTGGAACATACGTTTCTGGTGTACAGTCAGGAGCATTTGGTGGTGTTGATTATTATAGAATTACATTTACACAGAGTTCATTGGGTAACATTACAGCAGGTACAAGTATAGGATTCTTATTTGGACAACCTCCATATGCACAGCCAGGTGAAACAGTATTTTCATTTATTGCTACGCCAGGTTCAAGTTCAGCACTAGACTTAGGTACATTGAAAGAGTTGACTAATACTACACTAGGTGGTAGAGGTACTTTTCCAAATGGTCCAGACGTTTTAGCAATTAACGTTTATAAGGCGGCTGGTGCAGATACCAATGCGAATATTATTATACGTTGGGGTGAAGCTCAGGCGTAATTATTTTACGTTGAAGGCAATAACAGTTCTAATACAATCTTTTCTACTAGGTAAAACAGTATGTTTCAAGTAACTAGGAAACATTAGTATTCTTCCTTTAATAGGTTGGTATACATATTCTTGCCAAGAGTAAGGTGAATTTTCTCTCATTGTGTGTCCGTATTCAACAAAAGGATTTGGATTTCTAAACATTATTCCGCCTGCACTTTCATTTGCACGTACATAATACACACCACTAATCTGTCCTACGTTGTGATGATGTTCATTATGAATGTCACCTTCTTTATAATCTTGTGTCCACCAATTATATGAATAGCCTTCTTGTATTCTATTCATTGCATTTTTATTTTGATAATCTCTAACACACATATCTATTTCTGATTTTAATTCAGGTGTGTCGTATTTTAGATCTATAACTTTATCTTTTTCAAAATAGTCAGTGGCATGAGGTGCGTTCTCATCTGGTCTTTGTAATTTATCTACACGTTCTTCTACAAGTTTTTCTACATGGTCAGCTATAGAAGGAGCAACATCATGTACAAGTATACCGGTTGGAAATATATTTTCGTATTTCATTATAGTGGCACGTAATAGTTTAATGGGTTACCGCCTGGCATAAAGTTCCCAGGTTGGTTTGTTCTTATATTGTCTTGATGTAATTGTAAACCGACCTTAGGTGCCGGATTAACTTTAGGTGTCTGGATATGTTGTAGCATAGTATCAATAGGTTGAATATTAAATGCGACGGTAATACGTGGTTCTTCTTCATGCCACTCACTTATTCTATGTTCAATGTTTGTTGAATGTGTAATTAATAATTGTCCGTCTTTGTTTTCTACCTTCTCGGCCACGTCTTCCGTTCCTACTTCTCTGTATTCAGCATAACTTGGTTCACAGTTGATACCTAATATGCCATGAAAGCAATCAACACCGCCACCATAATCATGACCATGCCAATTTAATACTTCACCTTTGTTAGGCCAATAGTTTAACCAACCTACTATCCAATACCCTTTTCTTGAATCATGAAGTACTTCTTCTTTAAAGAACATTTGTATATCTTTATACAAATTAAATATGTCAGGCATTGTGCTTGAGAATAAATTATAATGTGGGCTACAAGCAGTACATAAGCTAGGGTGTGGTGCGTTTGCTAATCCATTAGGTATAGCAATCTCGTTAGCAATTTGATTTGCTAAGAACTTTGAGGTATGGACAAAACTATCCTTGTTGTGGCTGAGCTGTTTCTTGTATACTAACATCTGGTTCTTTCACGTCTTGGCTGTCACCAGGTAGTATTCTATAGTTGTCTTCGATTGAGTCAGGTGTACTTACTTCTGTAATTGAACTGCCTGCTTCAATGGCTTCTAATTGATGTGGCATTAACGGAGGATTCCTCCAAGTATCACCTGCCTTGATAACAACTTCCATGGGTTGTGCCTTAGCAGTATCGATATATCTTAACTTAAAACTACCTTGGTTTACAAACCAACTTTCATCTTTCTCTTTATGAAAGTGCATAGACATTTTGGATCCTGGCTTTTCAAAAACCATAATTTTTCCACAGTATAAGTCATTGGTTGCCCAAATTAATTCGTATCCCCAACCTTTATCTACCTTACCACTATGTCTTGCTGGCATCTATATACTCCTGTATAGTCTTAAACTTATAGTCACCTATACTATTAATTAGTTTTGAATTGTCTGCACACGTATAGAACTGATACTGTCCAATTAAGTTTGCAGGCATAGGAACATATTCAATTTCTGCTTTGTGTTTCTTTGCATACCCTTTAGCTATGTCACTAAAACTAGGTGCTGTTCCTGTTCCTAGATTCCAAATTCCTGTTTCATCTACATGGAAAAACTTTTCAATGATTTGACAAATATCTCCAACCCAAATAAAATCTCTATGTATTCTATCACTGCCTTCAAACAGTGAAATCTTTTTTAAATTTTTAGCTTGTAAGTCAAACTTACCAAAGACACTTTGTTGTTCACCCTTGTGTTGTTCGCCTTCTCCATACGCATTAAAGATTCTAAATCCTTGCACGTTAATCATGTACTCGGGTATTTCCATTACAAGTTTATCAAATAGATACTTGCTCCAAGCATAAGCATTCATTGGATATATGTTGTCAGTCTCTTTTATTTTTTCGACTTGGTAATGGCTTTGTGTATCTCCATATACACTAGCACTTGAGGCATACATAAAAGTTGTGCCATTGTCATTACATAACTGTAAAAGTCTTTGACTAAATTCTAGGTTCTGTGTTAAAACTTTTTCTACATCTCTTTCTGTAGTTGAACTTATTGCTCCAAGATGTACAACTCTATCATAAGGTGCAGGATCAGGTACCTTGTTTGGTTCCCATTCAAAGCCTTCTACTTCATGACCCATGTGTTGTAAATATGAACATAGATTCTTTCCAATAAATCCCTGGTGTCCTGTTACTAATACTTTCATCTGTGTCCCTTGAATGCTACTTGATTATGTCTTGGATCTTGTTGCTGTCTAATTTTTTCTATTGATTCTGTTGTGCTATAGCCTTCAATAATAGGAAAAATTTCTACTTTGGCAATGTCATTTCCTACCACTGTATCAGTTGTATAATCACCACCTTTTACTATTACGTCAGGTTGTATTTCCTTTATAACATTGTATGGTGTATCTTCTTCAAATATAACTACATCATCTACAAACCCTAATTCTAACAATGCTTCTTTGCGTTTCTCTTGACCGTTAATGGGTCTTAAATCGCCTTTTAAACGCTTAACAGAAGAATCACTATTAATGCCCACCACAAGGCGTTTTCCTAGCGTGTGTGCGTGTCTAAGTAGCTTTAAATGGCCAGTATGCAGTATATCAAACACCCCATTAGCCCATACGATATTGCGTTCCAAATCGTCTTGTTGTATTATAGCAACACCCCGTTTTTCAACGATTCTAGCCGCGGCATAACAAGCCAATTTACAGGCATCAAATATGTCCATACCCTTATCAATACCATAGGCAATAACTGCCATTACAGTATCTCCTGCACCAGTTACATCTGCAACTTCTTTTACAGGTTCACTAAAATGTTTGTACTCGTCTAGTATGTTTAGTACGTGCATACCATTAGCACCATCAGTAACAACTAACCAAGTCCAGCTATGTCTTTGCATTTGTCTAAGAGCATCTGCTTGATTCCATTTACCAAACCATGCTTCGTATTCTGCCATGTTTGGTTTAACAAGATATGCTCCATGATAAAAGTTTGCATCTTGTTTTGGATCAACTAAAATCTTTGCTTCTTTGCTTAATAAGTTTGCTACTGTATCTCGTCTTACAGTACCCTTTGCATAATCACTTACGCAGATAATATCATTTTTCTTAATGTATGTTTCTAGTCTATCGTTTGCTTGATCACCAGTGTACTGAACTTCTCTATCCCAACGTACAATATGCTGTCCACCTTTTGCAACTAGTCTTGTTTTTGTTGTTGTAACATCTTGGTCGCCAGCCATTTGACATTCTAAGTTTTGGTTTAATAAAAGTTCTTGTAACTTATAACCTTCTTTGTCATGTCCTGTAACACTTATTAATGTTACGGTTGATCCTAAACTTTTTATATTGAGTGCTAAATTTCCTGCACCACCTATTGACCATTCTTGATGATCTTCTAATAACACAGGTACAGGTGCTTCTGGTGACATTCTATTTGCTTCACCGACTATCCATCGATCTAACATTATGTCGCCGTAGACTTTTATCATTTACTTCTCCATTAATGATACTAATTGGAATACAGTTTGTAATTTTGTTAAGTTTGATTTGCTTTGTAATGTGTTACGCAATCCTTGGTGTAATGGCTTTGGCCAATTACCAAAACTTACCCAAGCATATCCATTATGTTCACCATTTAGTGTTGGAATAAATTCTTCTTTTATAACACAAAGATACGTATGGAAATTAAATTTTTCATCGTTACTTACAAAAGTTTCTAGTGGAATTGATTTAATAATTTCAGGAGTTTTTCCAACTTCTTCTTTTATTTCTCTCAACAATGCCTGATATGGAATCTCTTCTGATTCATTAGTTCCACCTACTAGTCCCCAAACATTGGCTTGTCTGCTTTGTGATCTATGCAGAAACAAAAACCTTTGGGTATCTAAGGTATAGAAGAGGGCACCACTACAAATAATCTTACTCATATAACTACTTATTTAGAGTACTAGGCGCCAGGTTCCTTTTCGATACTCGCCTTCAAACGTAAGCAACCATTCTGCTCCGTTCCATTTGTATTGGATACCTGTATTTAAATTGGTTGTATATGTTACTTCTGGTACTGTTGAATCTTGACCACTGTTTGCACTAGCATCAAATACTATTTCCCAGTCATTACCATTCCACTCAATTATATCATTTTCGTTAGCTATTAGATCGCCACCTGCACCTTTCCAAGCATCTGGTCCGTCTGCATTTTCTTTAGAACCTACATCTCCTAGTAACAATACTCTAACACCGTCACCTTTGATATTTGTTGGATTAGTTTTTAAAGGATCTATGATTGCATCAATAGTACCTTTTGTAGAAACAGGACCAACTATAACTGTGTTTGTAGGTATAGTATCTTCGTCCCAATTAACTATAATTTGTGTTTCGTCTAAGCTGTTAACAGCAAAAGTTCCTACTACTGGTGCAGTAAATCCTTCTCTGTCTAAATAAATTTTACTTAATGAAGCTCTGTAAATACCTGGCTCTGCATCTAATACTGTACTCCATTGTATGTCACCTGACACACCGTTCTTACCAAGCTGTACAACATTGTTAATTACTATTGCATCATAACCAGCCGCAGTTGAAACTGCCAAGTGTGCAGTAGACTTGCTTGATTTACCTGTACCAGGTTTACTTACTGTGCTAGTATCAGAACCTTTCATGGTGTTATCATAACTATCGTCATATGCTTGTAGTTCAGGCATACTGCTACTTAGGTCAACAGTACCTTTGCTTTCATCAAATATACTCATTATAACATTTGTTATAACACCTAGCTTTTTAACTTTAGCAGGTGGACTAATATAAATTGGTGTGCTAAATCCTAGTGTAGCAACATCAATGTCTGATTCAGTTCCTACAGGAATACTTCTTGAACTAAAGTTAATGTTTTCTAAATTAACAACTGATAAAGAAGTCCAGTCTACATAGTTGTCTGTTGTTTGTATTTCTAAACTTGGATTGAACAGCATTAATATCTGTTCCATGATTTGTAATTTTTGTTCTGTGTTTGTTGACCAAATATCTGCTGATAATTGCAAAGTATAAGGCGTAGGCATTAAACGTTCTACTGTGTAATTCTTACCTTGTGTGTTTAAATATTCTTTACCTGTATTATCATATTCACGTTCTCTTAAATGTATCTTACCTGTGTATGTAGAGTCAGCAGTTCTTGTTCTATCCATCTCCATACCAGTAACGTGTACACCTATACGAGGAGCACTTGGAATTTTGTTTTCTGAATTATCTCTAATCAAATGTCCTACTTGTCTAGTAATGTCACCATACATAACAGGAACCTGTACTAACGCACCTTTACCATCAGCATAAGAGAAGTTACTCATTAGGCGAATAATCTGCGTAATGTATCTTCTAATTTGTCCGTCGTAAAAATGTTGCATTATCTTTTACACCCACAATCTCTAATAAAGAAATGCACAACTGCCATTGTAAACCACATCCATGTCATTTCACCTACACCAAGTAAGCTAGGCCCGTGGTTCATATGTCCCATGTCATTATTTAAAAATATAACACCTAAAATTAAAAATAGCAATCCTGCAAATTTATGTCTCATTAATTATCGCTCCTTGGCTTTAATGCCTTACTGACAGGTTGTCGTTCTTTAACTGTTTCTCCGCCAATATTAGTAGTTGTTGAATTGTTTATAAATGTACCTTTTTGTGTATTCTTAGTATCAGTGTTAGACATATCAACTCTTACATTATCTTCCATTTTGGTCCAACGTTGTCCGTCAAACCTAAACAATCTATTTGGCATAAAGTCTGTCCTTAAAAAGTAATCACCTTTGATTTGATTAAGTGGAAAACTTCCACCATGACCAAATGCTTCACCATTTGGTGCAATACCATCACCTAACAAGTAACCATCGTAACCTGATCTTTCTGGTGTTTGGTTAACTCTATCTGCAAGTAAACCTTGTTGTGAAATATCTAAATTGTTTATATCAGTTGTAACCATTTCAGGTTTACCTGATTTGTCAACTTGTAATGTGTATAGCTGACTTGTTTCGTATCCTGACTTACCTGCGTCTGCTTCTGCTTGTTGAACAACAGCATTGTTAATTTGCATTTCTTTTTCATATGTAGAAAGAACATCACGTAATGTATTTGTACTTCCTTCTTCTGCTGGTAAATCAAGTATTTCTTTGAATTCTTGTGAGTCAACAATTTGTTTCATCTTGACTCTGTATAAATGTGGATACCAAGTCTGTGTAAATCCTTCTGCCGCTCTGTTTACATCTTCAACTACGTAAAAACGTTTTAGTGCTACTTGGTAATCATTAAGAGCATACTCGTCTTTTAAGTGTGGTAGCTCTATTACGTCACCTGGCATAATCTTACGTCCGAGTGTTTTTACACTATAGTTGATAGGTATTGTCATAAACAATACATCATTCTGTAGGAACAATCCAAATTGACTCATATCAAAGTCAATATCTGCAACGTTGTAAATACCACGTATTACATAAATGTCTGGATCATACTTTCTATCCCTATTTTCAAGGAATAGCATATCTTGTATATTAGTTTCCTTAACAGCATTATACCTAGGTTGAGCCGGTGTCGCATTGGCTTCGTCAGGATTAACTGGTCCTAAGTACTTGTGGACAAATACGTCTGTACCACCTATAGTGAACATTTCCTGGATGGTCTTATCTAGGAAATCGTAATCTTTGCCCTTTTCGGGTTTGTATAAACTGAGTCTTGGCATAACATTAGTATTTATCGAACGTATAAATACATATGGAGACGAAAGATTATGGCAGATTTGACAACACAGAAACAAGAAGTATTTGATTACATTAACCTAAGTTTAGGCGGTGGTATGGTGGACGTAGAGCTGGATCCAGCACACTACGAAACAGCATTGAAAAAATCACTATCAAAATTTAGACAAAGATCAGATAATTCTGTAGAAGAGTCGTATATATTCCTTCCTACAATCATTGATCAGAATACATACATTTTACCTCAAGAAGTAGTTGAAGTAAGAAAAATATTCCGTAGATCAATTGGTTCTAGATCAGGTGGAGGAGATGGTGGTACATTGTTTGAACCATTCAACCTGGCATACACAAACACATATCTTTTAGCAAGTACTAACATGGGTGGATTAGCAACTTATGATATGTTCAGTCAGTACCAAGAATTAGTAGGAAGAATGTTTGGTTCATTTATTGAATTCAAATGGAACACTACTACAAAAGAACTTATGGTACTACAACGCCCTAGAGCAGAAGAAGAATTACTACTTTACTGCTACAACTATAGACCAGATTCAGAATTATTAAAAGATTACCTAGCCCAACAGTGGATCAAAGATTATGCACTCGCTACTTGTAAGTATATGCTTGGAGAAGCAAGAAGCAAATTTGCCACTATAGCAGGACCACAGGGTGGATCAACACTAAACGGTGATGCACTTAAGAATGAAGCCATTGCTGAAATGGAAAAACTTGATACTGAGCTTCAGACTCAGATTGCAGGTGGTGTTGGCTACGGTTTCACAATTGGCTAATAACTGCTTGACTTTTAGATAAATCTATAGTAACATACATATATTAATACTTAAAGAAAGGAAACTTCTATGATCGTAGGAATCTGCGGACTTATTGGATCGGGCAAAGATACTATTGCTGATTATTTGATTAGAAAACATGATTTTGAAAAGATCAGCTTTGCTGACAAACTTAAAGACTCTGTGAGTGTTATGTTTGATTGGGACCGTGAGCTACTAGATGGCAAAACCGATGAAAGCAGAGCATGGAGAGAAGAAGTTGACGAGTATTGGTCAAAAGAAACTGGTGAAACAATTACACCTAGGCTAGTATTACAACTGTTTGGTACCGAATGTATGCGTGATGGATTTTACGATGGTATATGGGTAAGCCTAACAAAGAAGAAAATACTAGACAATCCCGGCAAGAACTTTGTTAT